CTCGAACGTCACCCTTTAACACAGACATACGTGTTAAAGAAGTACTGAAGGATTTATATCCTGAAATGTACTACAACGAGTTGAAAGGACATACTAAACTCCCGTGCAATACACAGGAAATTGAAGATGGTTTCAAAAAGATGCAAGAAGTTGACACATCTTTTAAACTTAAACTGCCAGAGAAAGCTTGGGATTCACTTAGCTACGCATATAAATATGCACTCGACGCATTTAAAGTTGAAAAATACGAACCAATGCCATTTGATAAGGTTTTACCTTTTCTTAACCTTGATACATCAGCCGGATTCTCCTTCCCATCAAAGAAGAAACGTGATGTACTTGAAGAAGGATTGCAAAAAGCAGAAGACATTGCTGTGCAAATCCGTTCAGGTCGTCGTATCACGGCACCGCCATGCAAACTTGGATCGCGAGGTAAATTGCGAGAGTTTGATGAGGCGAAGAAGCCTCGTTTGATTTATGTTTATCCTATTGAACAGTTAATCATCGAAGCATCATATGCGATTCCAATGACTGAAGGAATGAAAGGTAAACGAGATGGAATTATGATATTTGGTAAGAATATTATCTCTCGCATTTACACATTAACTCGACTCCAAAAAGGATCAGGACACTACCGTGTTCGTACTGACATCAAAGGATTCGACTCTTCGGCCCATCAGTTCTTGATTGAATTAGCGTTCAAGATTGTTGAAAACAACATGTCTCTTGACACTTGGAATCAAAATCTTCTTCCCCCAGCAAAGGTTAAGCGTTGGGCTCGAGTATGGGACTATGTGAAGTACTATTACATTCACACTCCAGTTATGGTACCGTCAGGCAAAATATACCAAAAACATGGAAAGGTTCCATCCGGTGGCGAGTTCACACAATTAATCGGATCAATTGTCAATACATTATATTTAATAATGTTATGCCATTACCATGGACACCAGGTTGATGAACTAGGAGTCTTAGGTGATGACGGGTTTCCATCGATATTTGGTAAACCTGACATCGAGTCTTGGTCACTTTGCTTAAAACAGTGGTTCAATGTAGTACTATCTGTTGAAAAAACAAAAGTTTACCATGGCAATGACCCTGAGAAGACATTCTTAGGTTACTCATTCAAAGGTGGCTTCTTGTACCGAGAAACGAAGGATCTTTTCCTGAACATACTGTACCCAGAGAGGATGATTGACACAGTAGGAAAGAGTTTCTCAAGGCTAATTGCTTACATGTTCCTTGGTGGAGTAAATAATCCGCTCTTCGCCAAATTCTTCGAATATTATCAAACCTGTTTCAAAATTGATGACTCACAAATTGAACTGGATTATGATCTTCGAGTTAAAGTAGATATCCTTGGATACCCAATCCCAAAGAAACGATTCACCCAATACACCATGCACGAATTCTCATTTCACATGATTTCTTTACATAAATAAAACTTACGTAATCACAAATAAAAC